CTATCACCCGTAATTACCCTATTCAGTTTCTCTTTGAGTTCATCATAGGTTTTAAAATTACTAGGGTCAAGGAAAGGTTTAAGAGCGTGTTGTTTTGACCAGATTTCTTTTATCTTGTCATCACTTTCAGCAACAGTTGACACGCCTTCAAATTCAGACTTGTCATAGTTCCAATAGCCATCAACTTTTCTGATTTTTAGTTTAAAGTTCGCACCTTTCCAAAAATCAAATGGGTTAATTGGTTGTTCATCATCAAATGCTGGTTGCATCGCTTCAGTAATCTTATCAAATATCTTTTTACCAAATTTAAATAAAAATACTTTACCCTCATTTTCTGGATGTTTAGGGTCTGACACAACTAATATATTAGAGTAGTAAGATAATTTTCTTTTTCTTTTTCTTGCTATCTCTTTATCACTATCAACACCTGTATTCCATAGTCTTGTATTTTCTTCACTAACAGGATCTTTTTGACCTAAAGTTGTTAATGAGTTTTCAATATACCAGCCACCTTTATCTTGGAAAGCGTGTGACCAAATTCTTTGCCAAGGTAAGTCTTCGCCCTCAACAGATGGTAAGAATCTAATAACAGCATAACCATTACCAGTTTTATCTAACTCTGGTTTCCAAAATCTATCGTCTTGGTATTTGTTTTTATTTGATTGATCTTCTGGAGCAAGGTTTTGCTCTAGTGCTTTTGTTAACTTGTCAAAATTGCTTGACGAGCTTTTTAATGTTTCAAAGTCCATATTTTCTCCTTATTACTTTGTATTCGTTGTATTTGTGTAGGCTATATTATTCGCCTTCATTTTTATTTATACTTCTTTTCCACTTATGATAGCCTTTTAACCAATCTTTTTGTGGAGTGTTTTTAATTCTATTCTGTATTCTCTCACAGATAGAAACTATCTTATCACACAGTTTGTAAATTATACTGTCAAACATAATTACCTCTTATCTAATATGTACCTGGTGGGACTTATTGGTTTACCCACAAGCTTTCCCGAAGCGTCCAATCTTTTAAAAGATGGTCGGTACTCACAGCAAAATAGTGTGTCTTCAGCCACTAGGCCGTAACCCTCACTACCCTCGCCTTACACCCGCTTAAGCGTTGTTCAGCCACAAGGCCAAATAAAATTGCAACTTTTATTTGTTTGTACATATTCTGTCTAATATAACACATTTTATCTAAAATGTCAATGCCCATTTGATAGATATTCTAAATCATATTGAGGCACACTAAAATCCATTATTTTCAAAGGTTTTACATTGTTTAAATTAATGGTGTACCATACTTGGTCACTCATTGTCTTTCTGATACCAACTTTTATATTATCATTTTGACCTAGCCAACCACTATCATTTTCTTCAAAATTCAAATCACCAACCTTTAATTGTTCTTTTTTAAATACAATTAGTTTATACGATTTTGTTTTTTTCCAGTCATCAACTTTAGCAAAGTTATATTGATAGTCAAAATGGTGTTCATCAATAAACTTTACTTTTTCCTCTATTGTATTATGTGTCGTTGTTCTATGTGATGAAAATGTTAGGTGGTTTTTATTAGTATTATATTTACCAGATTTTACTGATATTTTTTTATTAGATACAATTAAATCATAGCCTATACTGTGTGAACCTGTATCGTGTTTTACATCACCAAATAATGACCTTTCAAATATTGATTCTAACATTTTACTATCAAGTGCTATATCAGGATATAAACTATGATGTAGTTCTAAATTCTTTTTAAACTTTGCTAAATTCAAATCAATCATTTTAAATTAAAATTCTTTATAAACTGTTTCATATCCATATATTGTAGGTTTCTTACTGTGCCATCCCACTCTTTTGGCGGGCTATTGACCTCATTGGTGTCCCTTAAATTAGGATTAACTTTAAAAAACTCTACTCTATTATGTTTATTTTTACCATTAAAATCCCAAAATGTTTGTTTCCATTGTTGTACCCAATTGACACTTGGTGTTGGTGCGTGATCTGGTAAAACATAATTTTGTGTGCCTTTGTACATATTGTTAACTTTACCAGTTGTACTATTTAAATCGTGGCCAATTAAATAAACTTCATCTGGTTTTTCTTTTAAACAAGCAATATAACCAGAAATAGGTCCAGCTGCCCAACCTGGATCTTTTTTATCTTCTAATATATCATTAATACAATTTGACTTATCATTATCTTTTATCCAAGAAATCTTAATTGATTTTTGTTGTACGTATCTTTTGCCTTTTGTTTTGTCTTTTCTTACAACGTGAGCCACACCTGCCACACTTGAACCGTGCATTACAAAATGATTTGTTTCTGGCGTTCTCTTGTTTTCATAAAAGGCGCCTTCTTCTCTTGCTAATCTTAAATCTTCATCTGTAGCACCAGCCTTTATCATATTATCAAATAGTTCAGCAGGTACTTTTGACCAGTTTCTAAAATAACATTGATTCTTATGGCAATAACCACTATGATATATTTCGTGCATTATACCTTGGTCAACACCTACTAAAACATCTGGTGTAAAATCTCTATATAAAGCATTACATCCATATATCTTGCCGTGTTCTCTTAATTTTCTTAAATCAATACTTCTACGGCTTTCACCATTACCTATGACAAATACTCTTTTCATTTGTTTAAAAATACATCTTTCATAATCAGTTTACATTCAGTTTCATTAAACCGAATAAAAGGTTTTAATCTGGTAAGCGTAGATGAGATTTTAGGCCAAACAACTTTCTCGGTAATCTCTTTATCCCAATTTTTACTAAACGATAAGATTTGGTCAAGCACAATGATGGTTTGCTGAGCCGCTCTTTTTTGAATAAGTAAACGTAAAAGTCGTGGATGTTGTCCATTATTGCAAATGAAACCATCATCAAAAGAAATATTATTAGAAAGAAAGTCATCATTAATCCGTACACAATCAGCCCTAAAATGATAGGCAAATGCTTCTTTACGCTTTTTATAATCCAAGTAAATATCTCTACCATCATTTCGTAAAAGATTACCAACCCATCCCTTGCTATCTGTAGCGAAGTTAGCAACAAAGAAATCAAGTATATCAGTTTGTCCATATTGTTTGCTCAGTTTGTGGAAGAAGTATCTATCGTTTCTTTTAGTAAATGTTTCAAGTTTACAGTTGACTTTTCCACCATATTGTATATAGTCATAAGTTTTTGTGGTAAAATGTAGTTTAACACCCAAATAAACTTTAAATACATCAAACCCTCCATACATATTACACCGGCAATTGGCCACACTTCGGATACTTTAGCATCCTTTTATTTGTAGCTTCTAACTTTATCTTTTCTTTTAATGATTTTGATATTAGATTTGATACTGTACCTGGATCTATTTCATTTTCTTCACAGTACAATATAACGGCATCCATATGAGAACACCTTTTTTCTTTGACTAGATTTTCAATATTTAAACTAAATTCTTTACTATTCATTTCACGCCTTTCAGTATGGTGGTTACTAACACTAGCGTTCACCACCATTGTTATAACATTACCAATATAACATATTGGCTCTAATTTGTCAATGTTATTGTGGTGTTGTTAAATCAAATGTATGATACATTATACATCTTTCAATACCACTTGGCACATCTATTGTAACTGCTGATTGTGTACCATCTTCGGTTATATAGTAAGTTATCATAAAAACAGGTTGACCACCTTCTGCCATTCCTTCTCTACCCAATGATATACTTACTGGTTTAAACTTATAATGTTTTAGATAGTTTTCTATTTTTTCTGGTGTTGAACACAAAGCTGGTATTTGTTGAAAATAATAATCACCATAATCGTCTGAATGGTCAGCATTAGCAGAAAAAACAAATAAACTTAATATAAAACTTAAAATTAATTTCTTCATAGCCTCCTTGCTGATAAAACGAGGCCACCTTTTTGATCTACTTGCTTATTTTATCTTTGTTTAATTCTTCATAATATTTATAAAAGCCGTCAATTGCTTTCATAAGGTCTTGTTCGTAATCTTTCTTTTCTTTGATAAAACATTGTGAAGTACCATCTTCACTTGCTAATAAAATAACCACTTGTTCTATTGGTGTACCAAATGTTTCTTCGTACATATGAGCATAAGCAGTAGTTTGCATAAAGTAATTATCAATCCAACTTTCTTCTCTTTGTTTGTTGGCCGTTTTAAAATCAATTACAGATAGTTTACCATTGTATTCAGCAACACAGTCCACTTGACCAGCAACTGTTAGTTTTTTACTATACATAATTGCCTCTAGTAAATGTATGTTATCTATTTGATCTATGTAAGGTTTTAATAGTTTGAATAAACCTAATGGTAACACATCACGGATTGATGGTGTTTCGTTCTTAATATATTGTTCTACTAAAGTGTGAGTAGCTTTACCTCTACGAGCTGCTCTACCCATTTCCCATTGAGCAACTTTCTCACCAATACTGTCACGCCATTTTTGTAAACCATCTTTTTTAAGTTGGCCTAATACTGTTGTAACTGATGGATAATTTTTACCGTCTATATTGTAAAATCTAAAACCATCTACTTTCATACCTTTGGTTTTAGGAAGTAATGTCTTGTCTAAATCTATAAATTTAAATTCTTTTTTTGCCATAATATTTCACCTTCATTTATTGTATTCCATAATATATCATAATATAGGACATTTGTCAACCCTTAAACGCCCTTTTTCATATACATATTA